ATCCATTCTTTGACGGTGCTACTGTTGAGGCTCATTGTCGCCCACTGTCTGGGGTTGTTAGTGGTACAGCAAATTCTGTTCAAAACTCATCGCTTGCAACTGGCAATTATGGCGCGGCGCTGATCACGAATGCGTCGGGTGAATGCTTCGGCCAATTCAGAATTCCTGCTGGTACTTTCCGCGTAGGAGAAAAACTCTTCAGACTTGTGGACGATTCAAAAAATAGAGCCAAGTTTATTACTACCTCTGCATCAATGACATTCTCTGCAAATGGTTTATCACAAAGTGTTCAAGATACTGTAATCTCGACAAGAGTTGCCAACGTGGCAGCCGTCAATCTCTCAGATAGTAGATCGGTTTCTGATAGCAATACCACGGTAAATCGTCTAGGTGAAAGAGCAGTTGGTGTTGTTCAAACAACAGTTGTAAATAATACATTTACAACAATTAATAATACCACAAATGTTACAGAAGTTACTCAGGTAACCCAGGAAGTAAATAATACTCAGGTAACACAAGTGACTAATAATGTCACAAATGTCACGAATGTTACTCAGGTAACTGCTCCTGACCCGGCGCCTCCTGTTCAACCACCGTCGCCTCCTGTTCCTCCGATAGCAGAAGTCGTATTTGATGACTTTATATTCCCAACAGACTTTATGAGGTTTAGACTCGATCCAATCGCGCAGACGTTTATGGTTTCGGAAGTGCCGTTTGGATGTTATGTGACTTCCATAGATACTTACTTTAAGAAAAAATCTACTACAAATCCTATCACATTGCAACTACGAGAAGTGGTAAATGGTTATCCTGGTGATAGAGTAATTCCTTTTGGTGAAGTGACATTATCTCCCGGTCAGGTAAACATCGATGCCGAAAACGGCGCGACTTCAACCAAGTTTACTTTCCCATCACCGGTATTCCTACAAAACAATACCGAATATTGCTTTGTTCTTCTGCCAGCGGGTAATGATCCTAACTACGAGATTTGGGTTTCTGAATTGGGCGAAGACCAACTTAACACAACAACTCGTATTTCAGAACAGCCTAATGTCGGTGTTTTATTCACATCTGCGAACAACAGAACTTGGACTGCATGGCAAGCAGAAGATATTAAGTTTAGTTTGCAGAGAGCAAACTTTGAAATCGGCACAACTGGTACGGCCACACTGAATACACATGATATCGATTATGCAAAATTTGATTCCTTCTCAAGTTCTGAATTTTCTCCGGGTGATAAAATTCATGGATTCTCGTTTAATATAATCAACGCAGGTACTGGTTATGGTAGTGCCCTCGTTGCTACTGTTGCTGTTTCTGGAACTGCAGGCCAGTTTACTTGCGGTGCTTCGAAACTTGTTGTTGGTGATCTTATAACTATCACTGGTACTCTGGGTGGTACTGCTACAATATCTGGGTATGCCACAGGAACTGTCTATAAGGTTTCTGCTGTTACAGGTTCGGTTGGCGCTGTTACTGGGTTCACGCTAACAACTCAAGCTGATGTTGCAATCGTAACTACTTCTGGCACGCTAACAGGTCTGACATACACGGTTGCAACGGTTGTTGCTCGCACTCTTTCAGGTGGTGGTGCAACAACCAATGCCACGGTTGCAGTTACTGTTACCGGTGGCGCAGTGACTAATGTGGCAGTGACAAATCCCGGCGCTGGATACACAAGCAATCCGACTTTGACTATGACTGGTGGATCGAATGCAAATATAGGTGTTACTCTCAATTCCGGCTTTGCTCATACTTACGATACTCTATACAACGTTGCTAAGATTTATGTCGAGAGCGGAGACTTCACTGTCAATGACCGAGTAGGCAACGGCACTTCTCATGCTCTAATAGCAGAACTTGAGGATAAAGTGTTGAATGCATTGGGTGCCAATCTTGCATATATGGATCATACTCCATGTCAACTTATTTTTTCATATTCTGCCACGACAAATACTGGTTCCGAAACAGAAGCATCGACATCGTATGAGAATTTTGTGCCAGATAAAACCACAGAGTTGACTATCGATGCTGCTATTCGCTCATATTCAAATGAGCAAAATGATCTCGATGGAGACAAGTCGTTTAAAATTCAACTTGGTATGTCATCACAAACGTCTACTGTTTCGCCTGTTATCGATCTTAGAAAATGTTCTATGATTGTAATCGCAAATGACGTTAACAATGATGCGACAGACGAAGATATTGGTATCGGTGAAGCACGGTCCAAGTATGTTTCTCGTCAAGTTGTTCTTGATGACGGACAGGAAGCAGAAGACCTTAGAGTATATCTAAGTCAATATGTTCCAAATGGAACAGACGTAAAGGTATATGGCAGATTCCTACATCAAAGTGATCCCGCACCGTTTGAAGAAAAAGATTGGATCGAATTAACAACTACTCCGCCGACTGTCACTTCATCCAGTTTCATTGAGTATACATATGATATTCCATCGACCGAATTGAATGGTGATGGCGTATTGGAATATACCACTGACGGCGTAACTTACACGGGCTACAAAACTTTCGCAGTTAAAGTAGTTCTTCTTTCAGATCAAACCAGTGTTGTTCCAAAATGTCGTGAACTTCGTGCAATAGCTCTACAGGTATAACATGGGACAAAGATATCATCTGGACGACACAACTAAATATGTTAGAGATGGCCATTCAAAAGCCATTATTTCTACCGATGTTGCTGGATTATCAGCATACAAAGCTAGAAAAAACAAAGATAGAGAACAAACAAATCAGCTTCGACAATTTGAAAATGATATAAATAGTGTGAAACAAGAGATGCTAGATATCAAATTGTTGTTGCAGCAAATATTACAGAACCAAGGTAGATAGATATGGCCACAATTACACTTAGATCCGTAAAGGGGTCGCCACTTACAAATACCGAAGTTGATAATAACTTCAACAATCTTAATACTGACAAGTATCAATCGGGTGACAATCCTACGTTTGGTAATCTTACTCTAACGGGTGATCTAAAGCCTTCCATCTCGGCTACAGTTTCTGCGGCAGGAACAAACCAGTCTGGAGCAACAGAACTTTCGGATGTTTATAATATTATCACTACAGTAGGTTCTGGAGCAGGTGTCAAACTTCCAACAGCCGAAGCCTCGTTGACCTATACACTTGTTAATACTACTGCAACAAATCTACTAGTTTATCCAAACGTATCAGACAAGATTAACGGCGGAACGGTTAACGTTGCTGTAACGGTGGCTGCTGGATCATCTGCTACTTTTGTTGCTAAGGATGCTACAGATTGGTATTCACTGACACCTCTGTTGGTATTTGATTCAAGCGGCACTAGACTAAATTAAGGTTATAAAAAATGAACCCTTTAAAGCTCAAAGCATCTGCTACACCGATTACTTCCGCAAACTTTCAGGGTTTGCAGACCATGTCAAATACGGAAGTCAAAAATTATATTGCAAATAAGATCACAGTAGGATTTGCTGGCGCGGCAAGCAATGGTTCTAATACGGCTGACCTTAATATTGATACAGCAAACGCACTTTCTGGTACCGCAATCGGCACATTTGTTGATACGGACAGAACAGAAGCGACTGGTACTCACCCAGCTACAGGTGCTATAGCCACCGTAACGTATTATGCAAAGCAAATTACTGCTACTGATAATGGCACAATAACAAATCGTCCGCTACAATATGACACTGCAATTCAACAAATGACAGATGCTCAGATCCGCAACGATATTATTGACCAAGCGGTTACAGCCATGGTTACCGAATCCGCGTATACTGCAGGCCAGTATCGTCTTGCTGGCTCAGCGCCAATCGGTGGTACATGGACATCTCGTTATACAATTACTGACGTTGCAAATGGTGGTAACACAACTTATTATCTTTGGCAGAAGACTGCGGCCACAACATCGCCTGATGCCGATCTTCGCCCACTAAAGACATACAGCGGCAATAACGTAAAGCAAATGACCGATACTGAAATTCAAGAAATGATTCCTTATTTCAGAAATCGTATTATCAGCACCAGTGTTGGTACATATAAGATCCAAGCATCATCGCCATCTCCTGGCACTTGGGTTAGCATGGGTTCAGCTTCTGATACTCGTGAGCAAGTCGCATCTGAAAACTATACAGGCTCTTATAGTGGTACTAGAACATATTCGAACGCAGCATACGCTGGTACTAGAACTTATACACCAGCGGGATATGCAAATACTTTTGCTGGTACCAGAACATATTCTAACGTAGCATATGGCGGGTCTAGAACATATTCTACCTCTTATGTGACTAACTTCTCTGGTACTAGAACGTTTGCCGGCAATAGAACATATTCTGGATCTTATACGACCAACTTCGCGGGGACTAGACCCTTTGCAGGTTCAAGAACATATTCTGCCAGCTATATTCTATATTACGGTGGTTTTGTTGGCGGCACCTTTGCGGGTTCGCGCACATATTCGAACGCAGGATATGTATCGGCTTCAACTAATTTTACCGGAACATTTGCAGGTACTAGAACATATTCGAACGCAGGATATGTATCGGCGCCAACAAATTTTGCCGGTTCATTTGCCGGTTCTAGAACATACTCAGCCAACTATTCTGGTTCCAGAACTTATTCTGGCACATATGCAAACTCATTTGCCGGTTCTAGAACATATTCGGGCGGGTATTCTGGTTCCCGAACCTATTCTGGAACATATTCTGGCACATATGCAGGCGATACAATTCAAGCAACTAAAGATACAGTATCAACAGTATCTCTTTGGATTCGTACCGCTTAAACTATACTATATACTTTATATTATTTCTTTTTATGGAGAGTTGAATGATTGTGGATGAAGAAGCCGTCGTATTGGATTCGGCCATTATTGCCGAAACAAAAGATTACGAAGAACCTTTTTGGTTAAATAAAGAACTAAAGCAAGTAATGGTAATTATCATCTATCCAGATGGTAAGAGATTACCCGCATCTGTATCAGGTGAAGGTGGTAATCCAGACTATATTGCTATCATGGAAAAGTTTACCGAAGAAGAGATTGATGAAAATACTCGTCTTCGTGAAGAGCGCCGCACCGAAGAAGTTCGCCAGCGTATGGAAAGATCAAAGGTCGATCAACAGCGCCGCAAAGACGAGACTCTTTTCGAGGCAAAGCTAGAAGCCTTTGAAGTAGCTATCATAAAAAATTCCACGAACAAAGCCTTAAAAACTAAGATCCGTAGATCGAAGTCTGCGCTTGAAGTTATGGCATATGCTACCATGCTGATCATGGAAGAAGAAAAGAATGCAGAATAACGGATTTGTTTATGTAGCATCTCTTCGTAGAGGTTACTATAGAGCCGCGAAAAACTCTGCACTATCACTTCTAGACTATTGGCCAGATGCAAAGATTACATTGTTTACTCATCCCGAATGGATAGAACCAGGTGATGAAGAAATCTTTGAGAACATTATTACAGATGGTGTTCCGTATCACAAGAGAGCCAAACTATGGGCGCTAGATAAAACTCCATATGACTTGACAGTTTATATGGACTGTGATACAGAGGTTCAGCACGACGATATTCTAAAAATCTTTGATCAGATTCCAGATGATGTGGATGTAATCTTTACTGCTAATCGTCCGTATAACGCTGCACTAACTAAACTTTCCGAAACAGAGGAAATGACGGAGCATTGCGGTCTATTTGTCTATCGTAATAATGAACAAACACTCAAATTGATGAGTGCTTGGTGGGGCGAATATTGTAAGCAGAATGAAGCTGGCTACGATAGACAACACTATCCAAAAGAAGCACTCCAGTGGGACACATTTACAATGTGGCGCTTATTGACATATGGAGATATGAGTGTAAAAACAGGAAGATTTCCTGATCCAGATGCAAGGTGGAATTTTGTCATTGGTTATAAAGAAGAAGAATTGCAGGGGCAAGAGATTGTCATCTATCACTATACGTTACCGCCATCCGTATTGGACAAATAATGAAGGTTTCTAAAAATATAAATCCAGAACTTCTGAAAATTCTTACTCCTTATGCGGAGTGGTTCTTCTCACAAACAGACCACGACAAATTGAGAGAGCCAGATAGACGCCGAGGATTTGATATCGACACTGGCACTTCTGAAAAGTATATGAATCAACTAGTCGGCAAAGACGGTGAACATGAGGGGTATCCAGAAACCGCTTTCTGTTGTGATATCGGAATGGTAGATTCTGTCCCGACCACTCACCGCGAGAAGCAACAGAAACTCAATCGCGAATTAATTTCGTTTCTAGGTGCAAAGAACAACGCGGTTCATGTTTATTATCCAGAGAATGGATTTATGGGCTGGCACACAAACTGGAATGCAAGCGGCTACAACATTCTTCTTTCTTATAACACAGAAGAGAATGGCGGTTACTTTAGATATCTAGATCCAATAACAAAAGAAATGGTCACTCTTTGGGACCCCAAGGGATGGTCGGTCAAGGTCGGTTACTTCGGTAGGCGTAGCGAGGCCGATAAGGTCTTCTATCACTGTGCTGGGAGTCGCAGCAAGCGCCTCACTCTCGGTTATGTCGTTCCCCATGAGGACCTCTGGAAATCAATGGTTGAAGATATTACGGGCGTAGATTTCACCGATCTTTGATCTTTTGACGTTCTTTGTTTTTTGCTAGAAGTTCTTCTAAGATAGTCAAACTTTCATGCATCTTTTCAATTTCGTCTAGCATCTTTGGAACAGCAACCGATGCTTGGTTAATAATTGCCTGTTCGTAGTTTACCTGAGAAACGGTAGCAAGTTTAATTCTTCTACGCCGTAAGAAATCTTTCACTTTGCTAAGTAAAGAAGGTTTTCTCGCCTGAACCATATTCAACTGAGTAACTTGTTTGTCAGTTGCCTGTTGCCGAGCTTTTACAATTTGCTCTTCTTTTGCTTTTACTGCCGCTTCTTTTTCTCTAACAAGTTTTTCATTTTCTGCTTTTATAACTTGTAATTCTTCAACCAATTTTGGATCTGTAACGTGAACAGTTTCTATAACTGTTTCTGTTACCCTATCATTTTCTCTGGTAAGTTTTTCGTTTTTCTCCTTGAGAATTTGTAACTCTTCGACTAATTTTGGATCTGTGACATGAACAGTTTCTACAACTGTTTCTGTTACTGTCTCAATTCTCACTGGAGGATTTTCTAAAATCTCTTTTGCTTTAGCAATTATTTCTGCCGCGGCTTTCGTTTCTTCTTCTACTGCAAGTTTTTGTTTCTGTAATTCTTCGTGCTTTTCTTGTGCGATTCGTTCCCTCTCAAGTTCTTCTTGAGTGGGTTCATTAATCTCAACTTCAATAATTTCTTCTTGGAAATTTCCATCAATCCACTCTTCCGCAACTACCTCAACAGGCACCGGCGGAAGTGATACTAATGGTTCTGGTATATAATCCTCAGGTGGAGGTGCAACAACTCTCGCTCTTCCCATATTACTTCCTTCCTATGACCATAAATCTATCAAAGTCTACTTTACCATCCCATGACCAATAAGACTGTTCAATCTGACCCTGGTATATAACGCTATTTATTCCAACGTTTTCGATATGGTCTTCAATCGTAGGAACACAGTTGATGCCATACATTTCTCTAAAAACATTTGATGATTGGCAGGCAAATATACAATCTGGATTTGCTGTTGTCATTTTCTTTAGCGGATACATCGTTTCACATCCGAGCGAAATTAAAATATCTGTTCCTAGCGCATTGATGTCATGGTATGCAAACGGAATATCCCAGTTAATATGGTCCAATTCTACTCCTGTTTCAGAATAGTGTCTGTTAAAAACTTTGGAAAGTTCTAATGCATCGTCATCAATGTCTATCAGATTCAATTTTCTAATTTCTAAGTTTTCACACAACAAGGGAATCAAAGGAATTCCTAACCAAGAATTTAAAACTGTGATATCTAATTTCTTATCCGGCATCTTAACTTTCTGCAATTGTTCTACCATCCAGATTGCAGCCTCCATGGTATTTGGATTCATAGATTTGCGAAAATCTTCATGCTTGTGTGGCATTTCATGGGCAATTTTATCCAAACCTTCACCCCAATACCGATGATTATTCAAAAAATTATAGTTTAACATCTTGTGGTCTTTCCATTGAATCATATAGACAGATAAGTGGTTCTTCACGAAGGACTTGTTCCCTTACGTCAATTGGCCACATGTATCCGTAGTTGTAACTGTATACCCAACCGTCTGGGAAAAAATTAATTTTTAAAAGATTTTCTCTTTTGTGCCCGAAAAGATTATCAAGACCGCGATAATGAAAAAACATTTGATCTGGATAATCTGTAACAAATTTGGTAATCTTTTCAATATCTAATCTATCATTCCATCTTAACACGCTAGAATTTAGATCGGTATATGCACGAGGAATATCTTGCGTATCACGTTTCATTTTCTTCATGTTATGCCAGTGGGTGCGAACAAATGTTAGACCATCTTCTGGGTCGTGGTCTACAATGCAATCGATGTTATTTTGAATGCCAATATCTAGGTCAAGAAATAGTTTTTCTCCATATTGTGGCACAACTCTTCTATCAAACAGATATAATTTATTCCACCATTTCTCGTAGTAATTATCCGCTGGAAGTGGAATTACAACAACTTCTGGGTGTAATCCAATTGGATGTTCTGTCAAGCAGTAAAAATTAAAATCTGTTGTTATGTGTTCTCTACATTGTTCAAGAACACGATTAACATGTTCTGAATCATATTTGAACCCCCATTTTACGGTGTAGATATTAATCATTAAACATTCCAATGCTCTAACAAATCAGAATCAACCAAGGATTCCTGTTTCACTTTACCGCGTCTATTGTCTTGGAATGGAAGTAAGTCCACGTTGAAGACACACAGTATACAGTCTTTTCTATATTTAGCTACTTCTAAATCACCTTCGTCCCAGTCGCGGCCGCGATTGTATGAATATGCAAACGTATTCGGAAAATGTTTCCATAGAGGGGTGTTGCTAAAGTTGCCCCATCGCCAACTATGATAATTGTCTGTGCCGTCTGTAAAGGTAAACCAAATACGTTCTTGATTTTCTAGAACATCCTGCCAGATACATTCTGTTTGATCGTCTGACCATACCATGCAACTACCATTAGTATATGCACCGTGAGATAACTTGAAGTTTCGTGACTTCATTGGTCTAGGGTCTTGCCACCATGACCGTAACTTGGTAGGATTCTCTAGGTCGTAAGTGATGATTGGCGACAAATCATTTTGTATGATGACATCAAGGTCGAAGAATACAAATCTTCCAGTGGGGTTATCTTCTGCGAAGTTGTGTGTATTGAAGATGAAGGTCTTTGGTCTGTCCCAACAACGTGCCATACCGTATTTAAAATCATCTGAACCAAACCAGTATTTCGGATGGATGTTGGGAATATCTGGGAAGTCGATAACTTTAATCTCGGCGTCAAATCCCTCACTGTTATCTGTATAGCAATAGAAGTGAAACTCAAAATTATCTGGAGTATGCTTCTTTGCCATCCGATAAAGTCGGTTGACAAACTCGGCATCGTATTTGGTGCCCCATTTACAACAAACGTAATTGACTCTCATTTCCACAATCCAATAATATTTTTGTCATGACATTCAGATAATTCAACGTGATCTTTAGTAGATGGATGAGGAACATTATCTGTATTAAATAAGCAGATTTTGGCATCATCTCTAAATTTAAAACGCACTATATCATCTGGATAATATCGTCCTCTGTTCCAAGAGTATACCCAACTTTCTGGAATGTTTTTCCAGAAGTCTCTTTGACGCCAATAATGATAGTTATCACTACCCTTAAAAAATGTTTTGAAAACTATTTCGCTGTTCTCATAAACGTCATAATATATATGACGGCATTGGCCATATGACCAAAGCATCATACTAGAGTTGAAAAATGTACCTCTTGTTTCGATGAAGAACCTATCATCTATTTGATTTTCTGGCTGCCATAAGCAGTGAATTATTCTGGGTTTCTCGGCCAAGATATCAATCTCATCGATGTTATTTTGAATTACTACATCCAAATCCAAATAGCAGAACTTATCTTCTTCTTCGCAATCTAGCCATTCTTCTGAATTAAAAATTAAAAACTTGGCTCTATCAAAACAAAATGCTTCTTTTCCAAAGTAATATTTTGGGTGTAGTAAGTCATCATCTGGAATAGGATGAACTTCACACTCTAGGTTAGTGGCATCATCCGTATAACAAATAAATCTAAACTCTCCGGTATAATTCTTTTTTATCATGTGATATAGATTGTTCACATAATCAGTTGAGTATTTGTCACCCCATTTAATTGTTAGAAAGTTCATCATATTTCTTATCATATCCTGGAAAATAATCTAAACCATTGAGTAAACATACTGTATACTCTGGTCGGTATCTGTCTACAATTCTCTTCTCTGGGTCGTAGTAGTCTGCACCATAGAGAAAAGAATAAAACTCGCCTTTTGGAAACCACTTAAAATCAAAATTCTCGTGCCATAGAAATCTATCGTCACCCCAATACTTGATCATATAATAGTCCATGTCTTTTTCAAAATGTTCCCAAATCTCTTTGGCTTTTGGACTACCAGAGCGCCATAAAACGGCACTAGAATTATAGTTACTCAAGTATTGTTCGCTATAGGAACGAGCATGATTATCTACCCAACTTATATCCTTCCAATAAGTATAGCATATAGTTGGGCGTTCGTCAAGATAATTCCATAAATTATCAACATCTTTTTGTATTCTAATATCAAGGTCGAAGTAAAGAACGTCACCCAAGTCTTCTAAGCCATACATCCATATTTTAATGAAAGTCCCGTCAACATCTTCTGGTAATGGAATTATTTTAACTCTGGAATCGAGTGTAGTATCGTTCGTTATACAGGCATAATTATACTTACCGCCCGTGGCTTCGATAATACGATCTACATCTTCTTTAGAATATTTTGTGCCATATTTTAGCATCAATATCGTTTTCATAGTTCACCTAAAATTATAAATAAGTTCAAATACATTTATAAGGGTTCTTATGGCGCAGGTTCAAAATATTTATATCGATCAGGGAACAACCTTTAGTTTTGCTATAGAAGTCAGTGATCAATACGGAGATGCGAAGGATCTCTCTGATTATACTGCCGCATCTCAGATGCGCAAGTCTTTTTATACAAACACCGCAATAGATTTTACCGCAGCCATTACTTCTCCCTTAGATGGAGAAGTAACTATATCTTTGACGGCAGAAGAAACTTCCGAAATTAAAGCAGGAAGATATGTTTACGATATTGAAGTAGTGAGTGATGAAGAAACTATCAGAGTTCTCGAAGGAATTGTAGTAGTTAATCCAGAGGTAACAAAATAATGGCTATAAAAGTAACCGTTCCAAATTCTAAAACTATAAATACGAATGTAGTTAGCACACGCGGAGCTCAAAAGGTGGAGACTTTGGCGAATGTTGATGCAGCAGGATTACAGGATGGATATACATTGATTTATAACTCAGAGACTCTAAAATGGGAAGCAGTAGATCCTTCCACAAATGTTGCTCCTTTGTCCATTGACGGCGGAACTTATTAATACTAAAGACAATAACTAAAAAGGAATAGTCTAAAATGTCAACAATTATTCAAATTAAAAGAAGCTCGGGTGCAACTGCTCCTGCAACCACGGACCTCCTAGAAGGTGAAATGGCCTATGCACAAGACGCCAGCAATAGCGGCGTAGGTGCGAAACTATACATCGAGTCAGTGCAAGGTGGAACTGCCGCCATTCATGCTGTCGGTGGTAAGTATTTCACAGACAAGGTTGATGCTCGTCTTATCGATGCAACCACAACAGTTGGTGGCAAAGCAACCTTTGCTGAAGGAACAAACAACGGCGCTCACAAAGTAACTCTAAAGGCAGCCGATACACTTGCCGCTGACCTTACTCTGATCCTTCCAACCGCAGACGGTACAAACGGTCAGATTCTTACCACAAACGGTTCAGGTCAACTCGCATTCTCCTCACCTGCTTCGTCTTCGTTCACAATCAGCGACAACCAAGGAACTCCAAATACGGATTCCTTCTCGACTGGTGGAACTCTGACTTTTGCTGGTACTGCTGGTATCAAGACAACGATTTCAGACAATTCAGTAGGTATCGTTGTTGACGTAAACGGAACTACTGCTCTGACAGCACTTGCTGATGCAGACGAATTCCTTGTTTATGATGCCTCAGCGACTGCAAACAGAAAGATTACTGCTGAAGATATTGGCGATTACATCTATGGTGCCGTTTCTGGCGACATTACAATCAGCGAAACAGGTGTTGCTTCGATTGCTGCCAACTCGGTTGCTCTTGGAACTGACACAACTGGTAACTATGTTGCTACTGTTGCTGGAACTGCAAACCAAGTTACTATCACAGGTTCAGGTTCTGAAGATGCTGCCGTAACTGTTGCTCTTACAGAAAATGTTACCCTTGTTGGTGACCTAACAGTTGGCGGTAACGACATTAAAGCAAATGGCGGAACTACTTCTATCACTCTTTCGGGTGCGGATGTTGCGGTTGCTGGTGACCTAACAGTTACTGGAAACGACATTAAGTCATCTTCTGCTACTGCTCTAACTCTTGCTGGTTCTGACGTTACTGTTGCTGGTGATCTTACCGTAACTGGTAATGATATCAAGTCATCTTCTGCTACTGCTCTTACACTTGACGGTGCTAACGTTGCCGTTGCTGGTGATTTGACTGTAACAGGAAACGACATTAAGTCATCTGGCGGAACAACTGCTCTTACACTTTCGGGTGCTAACGTAACAGTTGCTGGTAACCTTACAGTTTCGGGAACGACAACTACTGTTAACTCGACAACTCTGAGCGTAACCGATCCACTCGTGTTTGTTGGTAACGACAATAACGCAACTGACGCAGTTGACATCGGTCTGTTCGGTATGTATGATACCAGCGGTTCACTAGACCTTTACTCAGGTATCTTCCGCGATGCTACAGACGGTAAGTGGAGACTCTTTAAGGATTCGCAATCTGCTCCAACCACAACTGTTAACACAGCGGCAACTGGTTACACCATTGCTACTCTTGTTGCTAACCTTGAGGGCGGAACTATTTCGTCGCTTGCTTCAGCAATCACTGTTGCAAACGGTGGTACTGGTGCGGCAACGTTTACTGCTAACGGCGTTATGTTCGGTAACGGCACTTCTGCACTCGGTGTTACGGCTGCTGGAACTGCAGGCCAAGTTCTTCTATCCGGTGGTTCAGGTGCTGCTCCTTCGTTCGGTAATATCGACGGTGGAACATACTAATAAATAGATGAGAATGGGGTGGGATTGTCCCACCCCAACTCTGTGGAGATACATAATGGATCAAACTAAGTTCATCAATTCGTATATTAATAATTTGGCCGAACAACTTAAAACAATTACTCTTGATAATATCATGACGAAGACTCAGTTGAATATGGCAAACGAGACCGTGGCTGAATTGACAGCCAAGATCCAGGAATTAGAAGAGGCAGCAAATCTTGCGTCTACTACGCCTGCAAAGAAAGCCGCTAAGTCCGACTGGGAAGAATCGAACTTTACAAAAGACGGATAGGATTTACGAATGTCAACAGTAGTTCAAATCAAAAGAAGTGAAACCGCCAGCGCAGTACCCACAGATGGTCAACTTGCTGTAGGCGAACTCGCAGTCAATTTAACTGACAAAAAGATATTTTCCAAGAAAACTGACGGTACTGTTGTAAGTCTTGGTGGTGTTGAAGTAAATGATGGTGGTGCAGCAACATCGGTAGCAACAATCTCGTTTGCTGATACTGCATTCAGCGACTTCTTCGTTGATACAGCAACAAGTCCTGGAACTGCGATCGTTCGTCTCAATCAGATTACTGATCTGGATTATGGATTAATTACAGACAATGTTGCTGCATATAATGCAGTTGATTACGGGAGTATCGCATAATGGCAGCAAGAGTCAAGCTAAGAAGAGGTACTTCTACTCAGCACAATACCTTTACTGGGGCTGAAGCAGAAATCACTGTGGACACCACAAACAATACGATAAGGGTGCATGATGGATCAACTGCTGGTGGCCACGAGTTGTTGAAAACCACTCTGACAAATATAAAAGACGGTGCCATTATTAATGGTGGAACATATACCTAAATAGGATGGGATTAGGAGATAAAAATGGCAACGATTTTACAACTTAGAAGAGGGACTACTGTTCAGCACTCAACCTTTACTGGTGCCGAGGGCGAAGTTACCGTCAATACAACAAAAGATACTGTAGTAGTTCATGATGGCACGACTGTAGGAGGATTCGAACTCGTATCTTTAGCAGCGACTCAGACTCTAACTAACAAGACACTTACCAGTCCAACACTAACAACACCTGCTCTTGGTACTCCAGCATCTGGAACACTAACAAGTTGCACAGGTCTTCCGATCTCGACTGGTGTTTCTGGACTTGGTACTGGTGTAGCAACGTTTTTAGCAACACCCTCTAGTGCTAACCTTGCATCTGCTCTTACTGACGAAAGTGGTAGTAATACGGTTGCGTTTACCACAAGTCCAACGTTTGTAACGCCAACTCTTGGTGTAGCAAGTGCTACTACAATTAACAAAGTAACATTTACAGCTCCTGCAACTGGTTCTACATTAACTGTTGCTGATGGAAAGACATTAACCGCAAGTAATACATTAACGCTAACTGGTACTGATGCTTCTTCTGTTGCATTTGGTGCTGGTGGTACAGTTGCTTATACAGCAAATAAACTAAGTGCATTTGCAGCAACAAGTTCTTCAGAACTTCTTGGTGTAATCAGTGATGAAACTGGCTCTGGTGCACTCGTTTTTGGTACCAGTCCTGCAATTACAACATCATTAACTACACCAAGCACAACATTTGCGCTTGTTAATGAAACTGCTACAACTGTAAACTTTGCTGGAGCAGCAACTACTATTTCTATCGGTGCTGCAACTGGTACTGCTACAATCAATAACGCTGAAGTTGTTATTAGTGGTAACTTAACTGTTAATGGTACAACTACTACAGTAAACTCAACTACTCTAACAGTTGACGACAAGAATCTCGAATTAGCTTCTGTTGCTTCGCCGACAAATATTACTGCCGATGGTGGTGGTATTACTGTAAAGGGCGCAACCGATAAGACTTTTAATTGGGTAAATGCTACTACTGCTTGGACTTCTTCTGAAGACTTAAACCTACTAACAGGCAAGGTTTACGAAATTAATGGAACAACAGTTCTATCTGGGTCAGCATTGGGGACTGGAGTTACTGGTTCCTCATTAACTTCTGTTGGAACAATCGGCACTGGTGTTTGGCAAGGTACTTTGATTGGTGCTACTTATGGCGGAACTGGTGTTAATAATGGTTCAAATACATTAACTCTTGCAGGTAACGTTACTCACGCTGGTGCATTTACCCAGACATTTACTGCAACGGCAACTACTTCAGTCACGCTTCCGACTACTGGAACTCTAGCAACTCTTGCTGGTACAGAAACTCTTACCAATAAAACATTAACAACACCAACACTTAATAGTGCTGTTGTAAATAATAACAATGCTGTTTCTGCGGCAGGCACTACACAAGGCACTGCTACTGCATTAACTGTTGACTATAACGTAATTACTACAGCCGCTGCAAGCTCGGGAGTAGTTCTACCAACCGCGACTGCAGGACGTAGAATTGTTATTGTCAATAAAGGTGCAAATACTCTTAGTATCTATCCAGCAACTGGTGGAACAATCGACGCATTATCAGCAAACGCAGCAATTCAGATCGCAGCAAACGGTTCAATTGAAATAATGGCATCGTCTACAACACAGTGGTATTCTATCGCTCGTGTTGCAATTTTCGACTCTACTGGGGCTCTGCTTAACTAATGGGAACAATTGTTCAAATCAAAAGAAGTGAAACTGCCAATGCAATACCTTCCGTGGGTGATATTGCAGTGGGAGAACTTGCAGTAAATTTAGCAGACGGAATACTATACTCGAAAAAAACTGATGGTAGTATTATCGAAATTGGTAGTAGCAATTTACCAGACGAGTATTATCTTTCGTCAAACCAAGATTTTGGCTTAATTACACAAAATGTAGATGCCACGTTAAATTTGGGTGATGTTGCAACTGAATCTTCTGCATCAAAAAGTCTTGGTGATATTAGCATTTACGTTGAATCTGTCGGTGTGCCTGCTTCATCCACATCATCTGGAACAGTAAATACTATCGCAATTGATACCAATTATCTCTACCTCTGTGTTGCAACCGATACTTGGAAGAGAGTGCAACTCTCTTCCTGGTAGTTATAAATAGTCCCAAAGAGGACAAGATATGGCAATTTCATCAAGACAAGGGTTAATCGATTACTGCCTTCGCAGACTCGGATTTCCGGTAATTGAAATCAACGTTGATGACGATCAGATTGAAGATCGTATCGATGATGCATTGCAGTATTTCCAAGAGTTTCATTTTGATGGCGTTGAGAGAGTGTATCTTCAACACCAGGTTACGGGCGCAACGCTTAAATTTTCTGGTCTATCAGCTCCATCATTTGAAGTAGGTGAGTTATTGATTGGTGCAACTTCTGGTGCAAGCTGCTACGTTGTTTCTATCAACGGCACAAATTTAATTGTAAGTAAAGTATCTGGAACATTTACAGCCAGTGAAATAGTTACAGGCGAAACTTCTGGCTTTAGTAGAACATTAGCACCAACAGCTTTTTATATTCCTGGTGATATTGAGAATGGATATGTATCCATTTCTGATGCCGTTATCGGTGTAATCAGAGTGTTGCCAGTAAATGGTCCAAGCTCTGGTATGAATAACGCAAACAATATGTTTGATGTTATGTATCAATTCCGCATGAATGATATGTATAATCTATTGTCGGCAGACATGATTTACTATACACAGATGCAACAATATTTGTCAATGCTTGACATGCTTCTGGTCGGTGATAGATCATTTGCATATAATCGTAAGACAGACAAGCTAGAAATTCACTGTAATTGGACCGATGTATTTGACCCTGGCGATTTCATTATTGTTGAATGCTACCGTATTATCGATCCAAATACATACACTCAGGTCTATGATGATAGATTCCTGAAAGAATATGCTACCGCTTTGATTAAAAAGCAGTGGGGAATCAATATGAAAAAATTTGGTGGTATGCAATTACCAGGTGGCATCGTCATGAACGGCCAACAAGTCTACGATGAAGCGATAGAGGAAATCAGGCTGATACAACAAGACATGCAGCTAAGTTCGGAACTGCCAGTCGATTTTATGGTGGGTTAAGACTATGCCTACCAACTTCTACTTTCAATCTGGTAATACATCTGGCACAACAAACGAACAGCGTTTGTTGGAGGACCTGGTTATCGAAAGCATGAAGATTTACGGACATGATGTTTATTATCTTCCTAGAACCATAGCAAATCAAGATCCAATTCTATTTGAAGATGCGTTATCATATTTCACCCAAGCATATCCATTGGAAATGTATCTTGAAAATACAGAAGGCTTCGAAGGTCAAGGTGAACTACTAACAAAGTTCGGCTTTGAGTTTAGATCGACCGCAACGTTTGTTGTTGCGAGGCGCCGCTGGGAAGAATCTGTTGGTAGAAATGCAGAAAATTTACAGTTACCAGAGCGTCCATCCGAAGGCGATCTGTTGTTCTTTCCTAAAACAAAGACGTTCTTTCAAATAAACTACGTGGACTTTTTAAATCCTTTCTACCAGTTGGGAAAGATTTACACATATAGAATGTCGTGCCAAGCGTTTGAATTTAGTTCTGAAACTATCGATACTGGCCTTGAAGAAATTGATGGTATTACCGATGGCTTAACTCAAGATATTTTTGATTGGCAACTTATTATGGAGTCTGGTGATTTTGTTCTATCGAATACCGGCGACTCAATTATCCTACAAGAAAGCGGTACAACAAACGTCGATTCTTTAGATCAGACTAATGAGTTTGAAAACGAAGCCGGTGAGTTCTTAGATTTCACCGCATTCAATCCATTCGGTGAAGTTCAAGTAAGGACAGCGGCATAATGTTTTTGAAGCAGCATTTTTATCATCAACATATTCGTAAAGCCATCATCGCTTTTGGAACGATATTCAATCAACTAACCGTAGAGCGTAAAAACTCTGCGGGTGAAGTGGCTCAGTCCATTCGAGTGCCTCTCGCATACGGACCTAAAGATAAATTTCTAGCAAGAGTTGCCGCGGTACCTGGAAATGATCCTGCGTCGGTCGCAATCACATTGCCTAGAATTGGGTTCGAGATTACAGGTCTTCAATATAATCCACAACAGAAATTAAATGTTCTCACGAAGAATATAGCAGTGGGCGTCGGCGATGACGCCGATAAAGTAAGGGT